TCTTTGTACGTTGTCTTGAGGATCGAGGCGTTCTCGACGTGTTGATCGAAGAACCGCTTCTTGAGCCAGCTATACTCGGACACGGGGTTAAACGATAAGATGATTTGGTTCGGATAGTTAGATCGGGTTCGGAGCCGAAGGTCGAGCTGCATAAAATCTTCCGGCGTTATCTCGCTCGCCTCTTCGATCCAGATGTCCGTTATGCCGGTGATGGATTTGAGCTTTTCCACGTCATCAAGGCCGGTGAAGAGTATCTGATTCTCGGAGATGCCGCGCACTTGTAGCGTGATGTCAAGCTCCGTCTTGTCAATCTTGAATAGCGGGTTCAGCTTCCATCCGCTTATAACACTTCGCAAAAGATCGTACGTGCTGTGCCGATTGGTTCGCGCGACCTTGCGTACGATGAGATACCGGTGTCCGCGTTCTTTGAGTGTTCGATAGATGATCTTTTGCGCGACAAAGTGGCTCTTGCCCGATCCGGCCCCACCGTAGTAGATTTCGTAGCGTTTTTGATTCTTGAGATACGGAATGTATGCGTCGTTGAACTCTTGCGCTTTGCTCTTGAATCGAATGTCTATAACGGTGTCATTCGCCATCGTCATCATCATCCCTCTCTGGCCCAACCATGATAAGTGGCCAGCCTTGAAGGATCATATAATGTTTTTCTGCTGTTTGCCATGCCGGCCTCCTTTTAGGATGCACATTGTGCCAGTTATTCGTTTATCACTTCCCGCACTAACTCGCTTATCTTTTCCAGTTGCTTTGTTTCGCTGTGCCGTTCCGCGAATTGACGGTACTCAGTTGAGTCATACGGCTCATCCTTTATCATTTCAACGGCGCTCGAAATCGAATTAAACACATACTGCATCGGGTAGAACTCATCGGCGATGTAAAAGTTGTGGATGATTGGTTTAATCCCTTTGCTCATCGCTTCAAGAATTGCCATTCCGTATCCCTCGTGCATCGAAGTCGATAGGAAGTAATCCTTATCCTCGAGGAACGTATTTGTATTCACGTGTTGGTAGAGAAAGAAACGATCCTGTAAGCCCATCGCGTGTACCAGATTCATCGTATAAGCGTACAGCCACACGTCTTGCATATCGCCGGCCCAGTGAAGCTCATAATCTCCCCGGCCAACATTCACAAGCTCGTGCAGTATCTGAATCGCAAGCCCGGGGTTCTTCTTGGTATTGAAGTTCCCGACAAAAGCAATCTTGCGCCCATGTTGATGCTCAGCGAAGGTATACTTACTTGTATTCACGCCATTTCGGATGATCGATACCTTGTCCGCTATCTCCGGGATATTGACCATATTCCGAACGTGATCGGCTACAAATAAGTAACGAGATACATTCGGGTGATAAATATCTTGAACAAGCCCGTTTATAACTTCATACCCGTGAACGCGAACAATGCTTTTTTTGTCGAACCGTTTGGTCCCTTCGATCGCGAGTTCGTTCCCAAACTCATACCAGACAAGATCAGCGTCTTCGACCCGATCTTTGAAGTGATCGAGATTGGCAACTTGTATCGTTTCGACCAGATACTCTTTGGAAAGTCCCTGACGAATCCCATCAAGGAACGTTCCAAGCCCCGGTTTATAAAGTATGGCAATCTTTTTGCGTTTACTTCCGAGTTCGATACCGGTTTTTTTGAGTCGGGAATATAGAGGTGAGAGATTCACCTGCTCGCCGTCCGCTATCTCCAACAGATGCGGCATAAACCGCTTTAGCAACTTGTCGTCTACGTGTTTGGATAGGTACAGCACGAAGTTGTCCAGAAATTCGGTTATCATAGCAGACTTCTTAACTAAATTAAATTCCTCGACCGCCATATCCGGAAGCCCGACCGCAACGAAAGACGCGGCAATCACGAGCCTGACAATATCAACGTACTTATCGCATTGTATCGAGCAGTTATAAGCTGCCCGATCAAGTCTTGCGTACTTGTCGTAATATGTATGAAACGCTCGAACGGCTTTTAGATGATCGCCGGTTGTGTGGTGCATCAGCGACTCGATCAAGTATGCGTCCGGCACATCCTCGTAGATCAGCTTCGCGACGTCGATATAATCCGTTGCGAACTCGAATTCCCGCCGTTGTATCGCTTGGAATCCCGCGAGGATCATCACCTCATACACAATATACGGCATCTCCTTGGCGGTTCGCAATTCGTCAAGGATTTCCTTCGCGGTTATGTAACTCGTGTCGTGCTCGAAAGTGAATTGCATCTTGTAAAGTTGACACTTATAATATAGCCGTTCTATTGGTGGTAACTCCGTTTTGAGTATCTCCTCAATCAGCGGCATTGATCGTTTGCGCTTCTTATCGAGCAGTTCCGGCGCCCACATATAGCCGTAATGATTGATTATCAGCTCACTTCGGAAGATGTCTTTTGCGAATCTCGGCTGATTGTGTATCGCGTGTTCATAGCGGATCGTGCCCGTGCGGAAAACACGCGGCTGTGACATCGTATCGAAAGTATGATCGGT